AAGGCGAGAAATCTGATATAATCGGTATATGATAAACATAAAAGAAGGCGATTTCGTCATGGGCATGACATCCGAAGGGATGATTCATGGAGTTGTAGAGCATATAATGATTGAAGGTGGAACATATGGCGTTCCTGGAACAGAATATGCAATTGAATCAATGCCCCCAGATAACCCAGCAATGGCTGTTAGAATCTATAAAAAAGATGACGGCAAGTGGGAACCAACTGCCTACAGCATTGGAATGATGTATAAAGATGCAAAGATTGCAGACATAAACAATCATACTATGGAAGATAATGAAATGGATTCAGAAGTTGCTATGGCAATGTATGATTCTTCAATTGGTAAAAGAGAAATGGCCAATGCTCCATACGAAGATGCAGAAGAAATGAAGTCTTATTATTCAGATGATGAAGAAATGGATAAATGGGATAACATGACAAAAGCATGTTGGGTTGGATATGAGCAACAGGGTATGAAAGAAAAAGATGGACGAATGGTTCCAAATTGTGTCCCAGTTGGTAAAACATACAACATGGATGATGAAATTGAAAAAGCAAAATCAGTATCTGTCGGAGATCACGTTACTTTTGCTGTTCCAAAACCACCAGATAAAACAGAGTCTGCACATGGTGTTGTAGAAAGAATTGAAAGATCTGGAACGGTAAAACTTCCTGGAACTAATGAAAGTGTTGAAGCCTCTTCAGATAGTCCAGTAGCAGTTATTAGAGTTTATGCAACAAATGAGGGTGGAACAAGAACAAGAACTGATAGACGTGTTGTAAAACCTTTTAGTTCTTTAAGAATATCTTCTGAGCCAATTGATAATGAAAAAATGTATGATAGAGATGAAGAAATGGAAAAAGTTTCTTCAGCAAGACTACAAGAATTAGCAGATGCTTATAATAAAGGTAAAGAAGGCGATAATAGAATTACAGTAGGAGCCTTAAGACAGGTTTATAACCGTGGTATTGGGGCATACAGAACCAATCCATCTTCAGTTCGTGGTAGTGTATCTAGTGCGGAACAATGGGCTATGGGAAGAGTAAATGCTTTTATGGCAGGACTTCGTGGAAAATTTCCAAGAAAGCCTTTTGATTTAGATTTATTTCCAAAAGGACATTCAAGATCAACAAAGAAGTCTATTTTTGAAGGATTTGGACAAGAAATTAACGGTCCAGCAACGCTAACGGAGGTGTTTAAAATGGAAAAGAGAGAGTTCTCTGAGGAAAGTCGTGAAAGAATGGCAGGTGCTGGAACAGCAATGCCTGATGGATCGTTTCCAATTGGTAATCGTGCAGACCTAATGAATGCAATTAGAGCAGTTGGTCGTGCAAAAGATTATAACAAGGCTAAGATGCACATCATTGATCGTGCTCGTGCACTTAACGCAACAGACATGTTGCCTGAAGACTGGCGCAACAACGCAACAAAAGGCATGGGGCAGTGGAGTGGATCAATCTTTGATCTTAATCCATTTGTAAAGTAATGCCAAAGAGAAAAGCACAATCTTTTAATTCAACACAGATTAAAGATGGAATGATTGTTCGTATGAATAAAAACGGTACAATTAAATCTGTTCTTGGTCCATATGAAGTAAAACACCCAAAGAAGGATAAATAATGGCAGAGACATATTCACCTAATGCTGGAATGAAAGCCGCAGCAAGACGTGCTTTAAAGTGGAAAGAAGATGGCAAAGCAACAGGTGCTGGTACTCCTGTAGGTTGGGGTAGAGCAACAGATATTGTTAATGGTTCTGCTATGTCTCTTGATACAGTTAAAAGAATGTATTCATTTTTTTCTCGTCATGAAGTAGACAAAAAAGGAAAAGGTTTCTTTGATGGTCCGGAGTTTCCATCTAATGGAAGAATTATGTGGGATGCCTGGGGTGGAGACGCAGGGTTCTCATGGAGTCGTGCAATTGTAGAAAGAGAAAAAGCAAACAAAGCATGGGCAAATAGTCCATTCAGTTTTAGAAAGGGGTAGAGTATGGAAGACATGGGGATTGAAGAAGTTAAACAGTTGGTTAACTTTTATAGACAAAAAGCATCTGATCTGGAGTTTCAGTTATTGCAATCACAACTTAAGTTAAATAGATTAGTTATGATGCAATCTGCACCAGTTCCTGCTACAAAAATAACCAAAACAAAATCTGAATAATAGATAAAATGGAATATGTTTTAGCCATCGGCTTGACATTGGTCCTGTCTTGGTCTATAATTGAATTAAGCAGGTATAAGGCTTTAAAGAATTTGAGTAATGTCAAGTATAGACAGAGTGACATGCATCAAACTATTATAAATCTTATACCGCAAAAATTAAATAGCAAAAAAGAAATTGAGTCTCAATCAGTAAAACATGCTGCCAGCACAATGATAAAGATTATTGTTATAGACAGCAAGGCTTACTGGATAAAAGATAATATATTTTATTCTGCAGAAACAAAAAGTGGTGACATAGTAGAACATACTACAGAGCCAGTAAATGTTTCAACTATGTCTAAGAAAGACATGGATAAGATGCTTTTTATATTAGATAACTTACGAAAAGGAAAAAACGATGATAGTGGTAGTACAGGGAACGAATGAGTTTAGTGACTACAGCGTATTCATTCGTGCTATGGGTGTTGCGCTATCTGGCATGAAAGATGATGATCAAGAGTTTTCAATTTACTCTGTTGGTCCTGTAAAAATTAATGCCATGGTCTCTGAATTTTCAAATCTTTCAGAACGTGGAATGAAGGCAAGAGGAAAGAAAATTAAATACTACAAAGTTCCTGGCCAATGGGTTGAAGAAAACATGATGCATGTAAATTACTTTGCATTCTTATGTAACCCAAAGCAAACACCATCAAAGTTGGTTGCTAAGGCTGAATTAGACAATATTGAAGTTGGAATTTTTAGATACTAGGGGGAAAGTATGATTGTAACAAGTTTAGAAAAGATGGAAAAGATTGTAAAGGGTAATAACAATCTTTCTTGGATTGGATGGGATGTTGTAGATCTAAAGAGATCTGATTCTGCACGTACTGCCGTTAATGGTGTGAGAGTAAAGGGTCTTTGGTACATGCAAAGAGTTTATAAGGTCACTCGTAACGGATGGGATATTCCAAACAGATATAGGGGCTAAACATGAAACAACATCTATGGAAAGATGCTGCAGAATGTTTAGGTTCTGACACAAATATATTCTTTGATGAATATGAAGAAAAACCAGAAAGTAGAGCCTTTGTTGACTCACTTTGCAGAACGTGTCCAGTAGCAAAGACATGCTTTGCAGTTGGCGTATCTGGTAAAGAGTGGGGAGTTTGGGGCGGTATCTACTTAGAAGGTGGAGAAATCTCAAGAGAGTTTAGTAATCATAGATCAAAGCAAGAATGGTCTTTGACTTGGCAATCATTAACAATGGAGCAATAATATGTGGTCATGGGTATTAGCAGTAATAGGAGTAACGGGCATCTTCTTTGTTGGTCGTAAGACTATTTGGGGATGGTTTGTACTATTATTTAATGAAGTACTTTGGATAGCATATGCATTGATAACTAATCAATACGGTTTTATATTTTCTGCATTAGCATATGCAGCGGTATATATTAAGTCATATTTACATTGGAAGAGAGAAGAAGAATGATTATACAAATTATTGGGTTGCCAGGTTCTGGAAAAACAGAATTGGCAAAAGCATTAAAAGAGCGCATCAATGCAATTCACCTTAATGCAGATGAGGTACGTGCAACAGTTAACTCAGACTTAGGTTTTGCACCAGAAGATAGATTAGAGCAGGCACGTCGTATGGGTGAGATGGCAAGACTTATCTCTAAGCAAGGAGTTGCTCCAGTAGTTGTTGACTTTGTTTGTCCAACAGATCTAACTCGTGTAGCATTTGGTAAGCCAGATATTTTGGTATTTATGGACACAATCGCAGAGGGTAGATTTGAAGACACAAACAAGATGTTTGAACGACCAACAGAGTTTGATGTTTCATTTATTAGTCACAACTTAGATGCAGAAGCAAAGGCATCTCACATCATTGATAAGTTTAGTCTTCATGATTGGTCTGCACCTACAACTCTTATGCTGGGTAGGTACCAGCCATGGCACGAAGGCCACCATGCCCTTTACAAAGAGGCTGGTAAAAGAACTGAGCAAGTACTTCTTGGAGTACGTAATACATACAACACAAGCGAAAAGGATCCTCTTAAGTTTGATCAGGTAAAAGAATATATTGCCAAGGATGAATTTATGGATGGGGCATTAGTATTAAGACTACCTAACATTACCAACATTGTTTATGGAAGAGATGTAGGATATAAAATTGAACAAGTAGATTTGGGGGCAGACATTCATGCTATTTCGGCTACTGAAAAACGCAAGCAGTTGGGTATTTAAACAATTAGAAAAATCAGGAAAAGCAATGAATGATGCTGAAGACCGAATGGTAGCAGCAATGTTTAAAAAGAAAGATAAAGATGACAGTAACTAAGGCCAGATCTTTTGCCAAGGCATTAAGTTATCGCATATGGGGAACACTATCTTCATTTGTTGTTGCTTATGTAATTACTGGAGACGCAACTCTTTCAGGAGCAATTGCCTTTTGGGAAACGGTAGTTAAAGTATTTATTTACTACGCACATGAGCGTGGATGGAACTATATACAATGGGGCAGGAAGTAGTGTATACAGATGCAATGCGTAGGGCTTTTCATTCAGTTATGCCACCAAAAGGATTTGGTGTAAACATAATTGATAATGAACATTTTTTAACTATTAAGTTAGATGAAAAACATTTTGCTGGATTAGTTCATGATGATAAAATTCAAGCATTGCAGTATGTTGTAAAACTTAAGAATGCTCTTGAAATGGAAGGCGCTATTGTTTTAGTCACTAGAGAGGCAGTCAAGCAGTGACAATCTTTATATCAATTGCCAGTTATAGAGATCCAGAATTGGAAAGAACCATTCATTCTGCTCTGGATAATGCAACAAATCCACAAGATTTGCATTTTGGTGTAATGCTTCAAGAGTTTGAAAGATTTGCTCCAGATTTATCTTGGGTTCCAAACCTTACGCTAAATACCATACATCCTAAGATGGCAAGAGGTGCAGGGTATGCAAGAGCACAAATTGTTCCAATGTATTCTGGACAAGACTACTTTCTTCAAATTGATTCACATACAATATTTGAAAAGAATTGGGATCAAATCTGTATTGATCAATATAAAAAAGCACAAGAGATATCAAACAACAACAAGATAATTCTTTCTTACTTTCCTCCTCCATTTTATGTAGAGCCAGATAAAACTATTAGTATCATAAAGAACTCTAAAACACAACTGCCATATGCTACAAAGCAAAAGCCAATGCTTACAAAACGTGGCGAGTGGACTGCAGAAAGAGTTAAGTTAACAAATAAAAATCTTCCAGAGCAATCAACAACTATCTTAGCAGGCTTTGTATTTTCTAAGGGAGAACTTATACAAGAAGTTCCATATGATCCAGAGATTAGTTTCTTTGGTGAAGAACTGTGTTTTGCAATAAGGGCTTGGACCAGGGGCTGGGATATTTATTCCCCGTGTGTAACAATTGTATATCATTTTTATATGCGTGAAGGATATAGCAAGGTTTGGAAAGATAGGAACCTTAGAGAAATATCATGGAAAGAATTAGAGGTTATTTCTAAGGAAAAGCAAAAGCGTGTTCTGTGCGGAATAGAGGGCGGTATATGGGGAGCAGGGTCTATTAGAACCATTACTGAATACGAACAACTAACAGGCTTAGATTTTAAAAAAATGTATAATGCTAGCAGTGATACAATAGTAGTAAGAGAAAAGGAATAGAATGAGAATAGCGATTATAGTACTTAGTTTATTTTCAGTGTCATTTGCTATGGCATATTTTTCTGTACTAAAAAGGCTTGAGGTAATTACCAAGGCATTTGCACAGTTAGTTGTTCTTAACTCTACTATTCAAGAAGCATTTGAAGCAAACATTCAGTCTCCAGTAAGCAAAGAAGATCAAGACATACATAAAGAAAACTTTATTAAGTTTCTTTCTGATTCTCGTGATTGGGCATTTGAGTATATTGAAGATGTGCAAACACAATTAGAGACTTTTGTTAGAGATATTGAACCAGAGATTATGTACTTTGATGAGTATGGACTTGTTGGAGATGCCTATCCACACTACCACTCAATGAAAAAAATATCTGCAGCGTATAAAGATTTAAAGAAGTTGCTTCCAGAGGAAGTCGATGATAGACGCTAGGGGCATCCCAACTTGTGAGTGCCCAAGTTGTGGTGGTACATTGTTTAGAGCCCTAGTTTCTTTTGATTCAAGCACATATATGGTAGGAATGTATCATCTAGATATACAATGCCACGACTGTGGTGCCCTTTGTACAGCACCAACACCTGTAGACCACCCTGAGAATCCAAGCCAAGATCATGGAATGAAAGAATGATTGTTCCAAAATTAAAAAAATTTGAAGACAGTATTAGATATGATTATGCAGTTTGTGAAATAGAAGAGTGCGTTGATGAAGCAAAAATACTTGCCATGACAGAAACAAGATACGTAGACTTCTGTGAAAAACATCACAGAGAATATATAGTGGGGAACAGATGAAAGATATTATATTATCAATAATAACAGGTTTTGGATGTGGCATTGTATTTGCTGCATTCAAATTGCCAGTTCCAGCACCGCCCGTTTTTGCGGGTGTTGCAGGTATCATAGGCCTATGGGCTGGCTACTACATACTAACGAAAGTTATATCCTAGGAGGAAAAATGAACGAACAAATTAAAGCAGTACTAGCATCATACGGACGATCAGTTCTTGGTGCAGCAACTGCAATGTACGCATCTGGTGTGACAGATCCAGAGACATTGGCTTACTCACTACTCGGTGCACTAGTGCCCGTAGTCTTAAGAGCAGTCAATCCATCAGACACGGCATTCGGACGTATGCCTGCCGAGTCAGACATTGAGGCAGCACTAAAGAGTGCTAAGGTTGTTAAGAAGGCTGCTAAGAAGAAGCCTGCTGACAAGAAGTAAGTTTATCTTACATAGAAGGGCGGGTCTTCGGACCCGCTTTTTTATTTCTCTAAAATATCTAGATACTTTTGTTTTAAGTTTTCTGCAGCAAAGTTATTCATGGCAATTTCAAAAGCCTGCTTTTTTTCTTCAATCTTAGACTTTTGTTTCATATAATCATCCACAATTCTTGCAAGATTTTTAGGGTCTGCATTATGTACATCAAGGACTGCTCTAGTTTTAAGTATGCCAATTTTGTTAGACTTTGCTAGCCATTCTTGAGGAAGAATTGTGTTGTTTGGAGATATGTCTGTCATAAATACTGGAAGCCCAGACATAAGCGCTTCGTTCATAGGCAAGCATAGTCCAGCATATCTTCTTGGCAATATCATTGCATCAAAGCCATCATACATATCTTCACGGCTTTCCGAATCTCTATGATCTATTACCAATCTTGGATCATCGCATTTTATATCTAGTGGTGTCTGTGTTCTAATTACAACCTGAAAATTTTCTTCTGCATACTTAAGCATATCTACTACAGACTTTGTACCATTTCTATCTTCAGAAGCAGCCTTTCCTCCAATATGAAGTATTCTATTATGATTTTTAGAAAGATTATTCTCTCTTACTTTATTAAACAATGTGTGATCTGTTGGCGGCGGTAGATAGGTAACATTAGTTTTACTACCAAATAACTCAGTCATATGATCAAAATTCCATAGACTAGGGCCAAGGAATACATCTGGCAAAGCAAAATCAGATCTATTTAAATGATCTAAATACTCATAGTTATATTGCAATACAGTCTTAACTCCAACACGCCTAGCAAGGTCTATAAACTGATTACTATAAAATGTTTCACAGGTTAATACAACATCTAATCCACGAAGAAAAGATGTTATGTCTCCATTTCTAGGAAAGCCTCTAACTGGCTGTATATCATATCCGTTATACCATTCTGGATGTTGCTTATTCTTATTAAAAGATGTTGAATTAATCAGCATAATCTTTGTTGGATTAAGCATGTTTAC